TCTTCATCAACAAGATTTACTTGTGCTGTTCCAGTTTTGGTACATTTAACCCAAAAAGCTACTGTTAGTTTTTCAGCATTACTTGTTCCTTTTTTTAAAAGTTGTAAATCTTGACCTTCTATTTTCTGTACAAATGCTAAAGCATCAGTTGAGCCTGGAGATGCTTCTGCTGTTGTGCAATCCATTTTCATAGAATATCCAAAACCTTCATCACTTGGCGAATCAGTTGATTGTGAAATAGTCCATGTTCCTATGCTTATTGTATGTCTGTATCTATCAATAGCTTTATAACCACTTGAATTTGCACTACTAACACTAGTTCGCTTGTGCATTAGGTCTTAAAGTTGGAACTACACCACTAGCAATTTTACTAGAAGTTACAGCACCATCATTTATTTTAGCTGTTGTTACTGCGTCTGCACCAAGTTTAGCTGTTGTAACCGCACCATCGGAAACTGTTGTTAGTAGTCCAACCCCAAAATGTTTAACTGAATTGCATACACTGGAAGCCGATGGCACAAAATCAAAGGTCAGACTACTGCCTGAGATTGTAAAATTATTTGCTTGAATAACACCATCAATTTGAATTTGTAATGCGTCTGCACTTACTGGTACAAAAGCTACTGAGTTTTGTGTTAGGTTAAATGTTGCTGTGCTACCACTAAAAGATAAATTATCTAAAGTGGAAATATTATCTATTTGGTCTATTCCTCTGCCTAAATAATTGCTCATGCGTTATCCTTTATTTCTTGTACTTTTGTTTCAAGAACATCTTTAGCTATTGGTGTTGTGCCATTTAACCACTCAATAGTATCAATGTCTTGTTCTTGAAATTTAAACTCTGCGTTTTCATTAATAGATTTTATTGCTTTAAATAAATAATTGTCTTTCATTATGCACCTATCTCCATCAATGTTATTGTTTTATCATATTCATTACTGCCACCTTGAATAACCTCCAAACCAGAAGTAGAAGGGTCATTTTGACCTTTAACAGAATAAGTTAGTTCATTAGTTGTGCTTGGACTATCAAGATAAACAATAGAACAATTATTTTGAAATATCATATCCATACCAGAATTTTCTGGTCTATTATGTTGAAAGTTAGTAGCGTAAACTTCTGTTTCACTAATACCACTATGATTGCGAAATAATTTAAATTTAGCACCAACATAAGTAACACTTGCATTATTACTATCTGCACCAAATTGAGCAGAAATCATTATTAAAACTTTTGATGTAGAAGCAGAGCAAGTAATAGTATCTTCTAATCCATTAATTCCAGTAAAACTGCCACTTGATATTGTTGTTCTTCCATTACTTTCTGTACTTTGTGTTTGTAATAATTTTCCACCACCTGCACCTGTAACACTACCAGTAAAAGCAAAGGTTTGACTTAAATCAATACCTGTCGGTTTTAATAAAGTAAAAGGCATTATTCACTCTCCTTTGGATATTTTGTTTTGATAGATTGCACATTTGTTTTCCATGCTTCTAATCCTTTTTCTGTAATAAATTCTATTTGCGAAGCTATACTTCCATATTCTTTTTGTCTGTTCGCTACAGCGATTGCATTGTTTTCTAAAGTTGTTGCTTGAGAAGATAATGCGTCTAGTTGTGCGTCTGTAGGTTTAGGTTTATCTGTTGCGTTCCACTCTTTGATATATGGGTTAGAACTGCCATCTACCATATCGTCTTGAAGTTTTACTTCTTCTATAAAGTCTGGTGTTCTATCTAAGTATGCTTTTATTTTATTAATTATATTATTCATGCTATCCTATACCCTTCAAAATAAGAATTTGTTATAGTTCCTAAAACAGAGGGATTACCACTTTGGTCTGTTACATTAACAAATAGTTTATAAGCATCTGTATCAGTAACATTTGCAAATATGGTAGCAGAGGTACCAGCATTTAAAACATAACTTGCAGAAAAATCTTTTTCCCAATCTTGAAATGTAGAACTAGCTTTTTGCATACCAACATTACATCTTGCCAAATTAGTATTTGCTCCACCTCTAAAAGAAACTGCAAAATTAAACATATAATATCCTGTACTTGGAGGAGTATATGCGTAAGTGCTTGTATTAAAATTATTTCCTAAATCATATCTTTCAGTATCAAAAGTAAGAGTAACTTGTGCTCCTGAAGTAACAGTTTGTGTAGAGCCTATATAAGATGAAAAAGCTGTACTAGAAAAAAAGCTAGTATTAGCCGAGCCACCTAAAGAAACTGCCGAGCCATTTAATGTAATACTAGAATTAACGAGCATGTCATTGGTTACTGTTCCGATTGCAGGACTAACAGTTTGAAATGTTCTACCTACATATAAGATCTCTACTCTATCATTATTAAGAGTACCACCAAGAGTAAGTGTTGTGCCACTTACACTATAGTTATCATAACTTTGAACAACAGCATTAACTGTTACCAATATATCTTGAACACTAGAAACAGCAAAATCTAACGTAATAGTTGTTCCACTATTTGTTGTAGATACCTGTTTTCTAACTGTTTCAAAGTTAGTTGCAGGTTTTGATCCAATATATCCCATATTATGCTACATCTGTTAAAAGTTGTAATACAACATCAATATTACCACTTGCGTTGTCTGATTGTGCCTGTACCTTATCAGAGGTATTTAGAACGATCTTAGGAACTTCTAAACTACTTCCAACAGGTAGAGGTGCATCTTTGATTATTGTAAAAGTTGCTGTTGCTGAATTGTCATACTTCTTAATTGAAATATTTACGGCTGATGTTCCTGTATTAGAAACAACTCCTGCTATTACCATAGACTTATTAGATGCAGTAAATATATCGGTTAAAGAAGCATTTGAAATTGTGACACTAGCATCAGAAAAATTATTAGCCATGTATTTTCTCCTTAACTACCTAAAGCAACTGCAAAACTAATAGCATCACCCAATGATGCTGAATTGTCTAGTTGCGTTTGTATATTTGAAGATACTCCGTTTAAGTATCCGTATTCGGTATCACTAATGTTAGTGTTTGCTCCAATCTTAGTTGCCGAAATTCTGTTTACATTTAATGTTATGTTTCCACTTGATGTTATTGGTGTGTTGCCAATAGTAAACTCTGAGCCAGATTGTGTAATACCAACACTTTGAACTGTACCTTGATTTGCAGGTGTAACTTGTGAGAACACAATATCTACACTTCCTATTGAGCCAGAATTATCAGTAGTACATAAAAATATTTTATCTGCATTTGTTGAGCCTTGTTGAACAACAATCATTTGACCTGCGAGTTCTTCTACTGTGTCATAATTTGTATCTCTTGATGCAGTACCAGAGTTAGGACAAATATAAATACCATTCTCTGTTGCATCTGTATTTGAACGAACAAGAATTTTGTCTCCAGTTTGTAAAGTTATACCATCAATAGTATCTCCATTTTCTAAACCATTTGTTAAATTAACATTACCTGTTGTAGCAACTCTTGTAATTATTCTTGTTCTCATTCCTGAGATTGCATTGTCAACATACAATTTGGAACTTGCTTCGGTGTCTGCTGTTGGCAAAGATAAACCACTTATAGAGCCACCAGTTATAGAAACATTATTTGAGGCTTGCGTGCTTATAGTTCCAAGACCAAGATTTGTTCTTGAAGTAGAAGCTGATGCAACATCAGATAAGTTTGAAGCCTTTACTAATTTTGCAGTTAATTGATCTTGTGCGTTGGAAGATAAAGTATTGATAAATTGAAATTCAGAATTTGTGACACTTCCATCTGCAAGTTTTGAAACATCAATACCTGTTGCAACTGCTGTATTACCAACACCTGCTGTTTTAATAGAAACTGCTCCACTAGAAACACTAAAGTTGTTTGTGTCAAAAGACGCTACACCTTTATTAGATACTGTTGCATCTTCTCCAGAATAAGTAATTGTGCCACTAGACTCTGCTACATCTAAACCTTCTCCTGCCGCATAAGTAATTGTACCACCAAGAGCAGTTGCAGTTGAAGATGATCCGTCAGTTACAGTTATAGAAGAATTTGTTAAACTTGAATTAGCAATATTAGAAAGTGTGTTAGAACTTCCAGAAATAGTTTTGTTTGTCAGAGTATCAGTTGAACTTTCGGTAACTACTGTTCCGTCAATAGCAAGAGTAACATTATTACCAGATGCACTTGATGTTATTCCTGTGCCACCAAGTATTCCTAAAGTTTCACTATCAAGATCAATAGCTATTGTAGAAGAGCCATCACTAATGTCTAAATCTTGTGCTGTAATTTGGCTTTGAACAAATGCTTTGATACTTTGTTGTGATGCAACAGCAGTCGCACTATCACTTGCCATATCATCTTCATCTTTAAATGCTGTACCAGATAATGATGTGTTAAGAACTGGACTTGTTAAGATTGGACTTGTTAAAGTTTTATTAGTTAAAGTTTGTGTTGCACTATCAGAGTAAGCTTTTACTGATTGCTGTGAAGGTGGCAAAAGAGAACTATTACTAGCCATATCATCTTCATCAACAACAGGAATAGCAGGATTAACATAAGGTGATCCAACATATACATCGACTGTTGAGTCACTTGATGAAATTGTTCCGCTATCAAAAGTAAAATTAATTGTTGTGTTAGTAGAAAAACTTGATGATGCAATCTTACCATATAAAACGCCAGAGTTACTCCCTACAACTTTTACTCTGCGGTGTTGATGATAATCTGCGGTTACATTTGTTGATGCAACAGTAACAGAAGTTGTAGAAGCTCTAGTAAAGGTGCAAGCACCATCACGATCTCCGACTATAAACCATTGGCTGTCATTTAAAAATGTACGAATATCACTAAGCTCATTTCTAATCGCATTATTAATATTTGAGGGAGGACATCCCTCTGCAATGTTAATGCTATTAATAGTTGTGTTGTTAGCTGACGTTGTTGAATAATTACTAACTGTCATTTTAAACCAATCCTTTCACCTAATGTTGATCCTAAATATGGAGAAGCTTTTGTTATTCCTTTTCCACCAATTAATGCATTTCTAAAAAATGGACTTTTATATGCAAGTAACCCCATTGCACCTATTCCTCCTGCCACAGGATTAACACCTGTTAAATAACCACCACCAAGTAAACCACTACCAACGCCTACCCTTAGTGCTGTACCACTATCTGGCACAGTTTTTCCAATTACACTTTGACCTGTTTGTGCGATGTCTTGTAATTCACCTTTACCTAAAATTGTTCCAACTTTACCTTTTGTTGGATCATTAATTATATTTGATTTTATTAATTGGCTTGGCTCAAATCCTTCTTTAGCAGAACTTATAGAAGCTCTATTAAATATTACTAAATTTTTGTATGCGTTTTTAGTTGCTTTGTAAGTATTGTAAATACTTTCTCCACTATCTTTTTTTAATGCATTTGCTAAATCATCTGCACCTTTATTAAATACATCTGAAATTAAACGTAGATCATAGTTATCGGCATCTGCAAAATCTTTACCTAATGCTCGTAAATACTCATCTAGTTTTTGAATACTACTACCTTTAATAAAACCTTCTGGAGTAATTTTTATGTCTCGCATAAAAATATCATTAAACTTTTTAATTTCTCTATTTATAATTTTTTGATCGGCTTTAGAATTTTTAATTCCAACAATAATATTATCTAATAATTCATCTGGTGATTTTAAAATCAAATTTTCCGCAGAGTCATCAATAGCTGTTTTAATTTTTTGTGTTAAAATTTTTGATACATCTCTTAAAGGTGTATTCTTTGGAATAACAACACCAATTGGTTTTCCTATTTCATTTGCTACAGCAATATTATACGTTCTTTTAACGTTTTTCATCATACTACTTGTGCCAACAACAGGAATGCTTGTTAACGCTTCTTCTATTTTTTTTAAACCAGATCCTAATGCTCCGTCTATTGTTTGTGCAGGAGAAAGTTCTACACCTTTATCTAATAATTTTTTTGCTTCTTTACTTGTCTTAAATAATTTTTGAGCTCCTGCACCAACACCTGCACTAAACACAGCAGAGTTGACAGCATTTTGAATTCTTTTTGTTGCTTCCTCTCCTAATGTTTCTGTATCAGAAGTATCCGTTGCACCTGCTCCGTAAATTGCACCTAATCCACCAGATTTAATTGCGGTTTTAACAAGTGTTTTACCTATCCCTAATGCACCACTTGGAAGTGATCCTGCAATTTCAGAGACAACAGAAGCTACAGGTCGATCTTTTTTAAATTGTTTAAGTTCTCCTTGCACTTCATCTAAAATTTCTCCGTATCCTCTTTTATCAAAAATGTTTCTTACACCTGCTTCTAATTCATCACCAAAACCAAGTAGAGTTCCTTGTCCAAGAATAGTTCTAGCAAAATTTGTAATATCACTATTTTTTCTTGGTATATTTTGTTGGACTGTTGAAGGATTAATATCATCCCTTATTTGTGAAACACTTATATTTTTTGTAGCCATATTTTTTTTATTCCTTATTGATCAACAAAACCTAGATTAATAAAGTGCTGAACTTCTAACGGATCGGCTGTCTTTATATATTCTGTAATTTCTTCATCGGATTTATCTTTAAATCTTCTTTTTACATCACCAAGTTGACCAAATTGATCGTACATTGCTTGTGTAGAAAAATCTTCTGCGGTGTAACTTTTGTTTAATTCACTTTCAATTGATGAGGTATCATAACCAGAAAAAATTAATTCTGGTGACATACCTAATTGTCCATAAATACCTTCTGATTTTTGTTGTTGGTAATTTTTATAATCTTCAATTAAAGCTGTAAAAGTTTCATTTGATAAATTAGCAATAGTTGATTTAGTTTCTGGTGGAAAACCTTTACCTTGTGCTTTATCAATTTCAATTTTTAATTTATTGTAAACACCTTGAAAGTTTTCAAAACTTCTTACTTCACCCTCACGAACAACAGAATTATCTAAGCCTTTAATAAACTTAATCATTGTTGCGTATGCAGACGATCCATCACTTCCTCGAAGTGCGGCTTGTAAGCCTTGATAATTTACAATGGCATCTTTTACATCCTTGTAAACTTTACCTTCATCTTTGTTTGCAGTATAAATATCTTTTCGTAATTCAATATCACTTTTAGGTTTTGCCAAAGCCATAAATTCTTTTGCTTCATTAACCTTACCTAATTTTAATAATTCATTACCAACTGATCTGTAATAATCTCTGTCAGATTCAAAATCAGACATTCTTGTATCTTTTAAAATACCTTTTACTTCTTCATTATCTAAAATTGATTGATCCAATAATGACATTTCTTTATCAAATTTTTCTTGTGTTCTGCTATCTTCTTTTGATTTTAATTCGTTAAGAAACTTGTCTTGTTCTTTTTGATAATCTCTATCAACACTTTTATCTGCTTCTGCCATTGCTTGACCTAAAGCTTGTCCAAAACTAACAGGCATAGGAGAGTAAGCACTTGCATTTAACAAGCCTTGTGCAAATCCAGATCCATATGGTGATGAAGCAAAATCTAATAAACCTTGTCCTACTTTTTTCATTGTAGAAGGTTTTTGATTATTCATCATATTATTTGCAACTGCTAAAGGCGGTTGTCTGTTTGATGGTACATTTGCAGGTTGATTTGGTATAAGTAAATTGTTTCGTAAATACGGATTATTTATTTTTGGATCTAAGAAATCAAGTGTATTAGATTTAACAAATCTTCTTGGTTTACCCTGTCCCATATTAGATAACATTTTGTAACCATCCATATTAGAAGTCCTAAATTTACTAGGGGGATTTGCTTGAATTAATGGGTTAGAACTTTGACCATAAATATTGTCTAATAAAGATCTACCACCAACATAAACTTTTGCGTTAGGTTGCAAAGGTATTGGCTCTCCCATTAAAGTTTTAGGCAAATTTAATGCTGAATATTGTGCCATTAGAAAAATCCTCCAAGTAATCCACCACCAATTGCACCTGCCATTGGACTAAGACCAGATATTTGACCACCAAGTTTTGCACCTGTCATTGCTCCACCAAGTAATCCTGCACCTGTGTTTCTAAAGACTGGTTGTGTACTTGCAGTAGTTGTTGGTACGTTTGCACCAAGAGTACCAAGATATTCTCTAAGTTTAAGAAAAGGTCTCTGATTTTCGAAATCAAATCTACTAATAGAATCTTGTAGCTTAGCCATTTCTAATGCTTCTCGTTGTTGTCCAACATTTGATAATGCATTAATATCATCGTAATCGGCTTGTGCGAGTTGCGGTGCTAATTGCGTTGCTTGGAATTGTCTATTACGTTCTTGTGCAAAGTTATCGGCATATAATCTATTTTGTGCGTCTGCTAATTCTCTTGTTAATATTTCTTGATTTGCACCAGAGCCTAATCTTCCTGCTTTGGTAAATTGTGAATTAACTCTACTGGTAACATCATCAGATACTTGATTTGCTACACCTTGTAAAAAAGGATTGCTTGATGGATTTAAATAGTTGCCTTGTAAAATACTATTTATTTCATTTTGTGCTGATCCTAATAACGGATTACCACCTATAGCTCTTGCTTGTGCAAGTTGTAGAGCAGTCTCCGTTTGCGGTGCAAAATTTGTATAAGTTGCTTCTGGAAAATATTGAGGTGTTTGTGACTCAAACAAATCCTGTCCATAATCTATTGCTTGTTGATAGTATGGTCTAATAAACTCACTTGGCTCTGCCGAAGTAGTCGTTGTTACATTTGTTGGTGAAGATCCTTTTGACATTATATTCTCATATTTCTTTTCTAATTATAAAAACAGGTGAACTGTAACCCTTTAGTTTTTTAATCCACCCTTTGCGACCTGCAACTTCCACAGCATCACAACCATTACGTTTTGCAAATTTTTCTATTCGCTCTTGTATCTCGGTCAACCATTGACCTAAATTTTTTCCTCCTGCGAGAAAGTATCGTAGTATTTTCTTTTGTGGATACTGTGCCATTTCTGTTATAACTGCACACTCCACGCCACCTTGCCAACTTATCCAAAGTTGAAATAAATCTTTTTGTAAATTCGTGTAAACATCATCGATACTGTATGTATCATCCAAAGCTTTTTCTAAAAAAGGTTTGCAATCCTTCCAGACAAAATCAATATCTTTTTTTGGTATATGACAAATCATCCAATAACAGCGTACACAAAGTTTTGATCCGCATTACTAGAACTCGCATGAGTTAAAGTTGCTGATCCACTTGTGCGTGCTGATACAAACAGATTTTGAAATGCTGTTGCACCATTAGAAGTAATAGGCATAAATACAATAACACTATCACCACCAATACGAGCATCTGTTAATGTAGTTGTCGTATTAGAAGCAGTTAGTGTTACACTTCCTGTACTATTTATTTTTCCATCCATCACATTATTTAAAGTCGTACTGACTAATCGTAAGTGCTGTGCTTGGTCTGGCATTGATAATGGCACATTAAGAAATTGATTTGCCATTATTTTTTTCCCCTATTGTATTTTTTAGAAGTAACTTTTAAATTTTTTTTAGAATTATTTAATGGATTTCCGTCTTTATGATGAACATCTTTTCCTTTTAATTTACTTCCAAAAACTTCTCTCATAATTTTTCTAGCTTTATTTCTAGAGCTTCTATTTTTAATTTGTTTTTTTTTACTATGGTATTCTCTATATTCTTTAGAGTAATTTCTTTTCATTACCTTCGACCTTCTGGTCTAGCATCTATATCGACACCTAACATATTAGTAAAATTACCATTTACACTTATCCGCAAGCGATGATAACGATCGGTAGTACGCAGAGGACAATTACCAGAAGTATTTTGTGTAACTGCTGTACCAACTGAAACTTGATTAGCTTGTGAAGAACGATGAAGTGGGGTTACTGTTATCGTTGTGTTTTCTCCGTTTGCATCAACAATGGGTATCGCATTTATTAATGTACTTCTTTTTCCGTCTGCACCTTCAAACTCTGCTGTATCAACAGTTGCGGATAATGATGCACCTAAGAATTTTCCAAATTTTTTATCTTCATTAAATCCTGCAAGACCAATAACTCCTTCATCATAAAAAAAACTATCAAGTGATCTAGGCAAGCCATCTAATGTGCCAAGTATATCTAAACTCTCTAAAGTATTAAAAGCTTCTTGTGATGCACTCGCAATAAATGTTAAATCCTGTCCACTACCTGTTGACCATTTATCGGTAGCAAAATTATAAATTAATAATTTATTATTAACAAAACCTGTCCCTGTTGCACCATCACCACGATATGACCAGACAACAATACTATTGTTTGGATCTATTGCACTTGTAATACCCTCTGGTGCATTTGATGTTATATCTCTAAAGAGAAATTCATCAACTTTACCATTTCCAATTGGTGTAAGTTTTTGTCCACCTTCTAATTTATAAAATCCATCTTGTGCTAAGAAAAATATTTGATTTCCAAAAGATGCAACAGAACGAGGAGCAAAAGCACCTATGTTGTCTGCTATCTTTGAAAAAGAAAATATTAATGGAGTACCAATATAATCGGCTCTATAAATTGCTCTCTCCATAAAGATAATACCAAAACTCTCACCACCTACAATTGCTTGAACTGATCCATGACTTCCAACTATATCTTGAAAACCAGATTGTGTAGCTTGGTTTGGAGTCCAAGTTGAACTGTCATTTAATCCAGACCACTTAACTCTTTGGTTATAAACTGTGCTAGACTCTGTTGTATAACCTGCAAAAACAAAGTCTCTTATAATAGCAAGGTATTTTGCTTTAATACTAACAAGATCTGAAAAAGCACTATCCACACCTTCTTCAAATTTTTGAATATTATCTGCACCATTTGATGCAATAATGTTTGATCCAAATTGCGTTATACTCCAAAAATCTCTACTACCTGCTGTTGTTGATCCGTTGTAACCACCAGATTTTGATTTATCAATAAAAACTAATGAATTATTCATCTGGTACAATTTTCCATTATCACCTGCATAGTTAGTTGTGCCAGAAGAAGAAAAACTTGTAAATAAACCACAAGGTGTATTCGTTAATCCTGTTCCACTTAATGCAGTAAAACTAGGAATGCTTTTGTATCCTTTTGCTAAAGGTATAACATTATCAACTTTTGTTGCACCACCATTTTTTAGTGTAGGCAAATCTGCTAACAGTTGTCCAAACTCGATCATACAACTCTACTAGCTGACATTTGCAGAGGAGCAGAGGATACTCGACCTCTCTGTGCTGACTCGTTTGCTGTTTTTACTCCTTCTTTATATAATGATGACCATACTGCCAAACGTTCATCTTGCATTAAAAACGGAGACGTTTCTGCTAAAGCACCATATAAATATAAATCTGGAAAATTTGTTAATATATCGTTTGTTGTATTTGTTGTTGATAGAGCTGTTGCTCTTTTAAAAAATCCAAGTTCTAATACATTAGCATCATCTGGAACATGACCTAAATTTATTTTTTTACCTATAATTGTATAATACACAGGCAATCCATTTCCTGCACCTGCATTATACACACGAAAGAAATCTGTCGGAGACATATATTGTAGCGTTGTATATGGTGATGTTTGTAACATTGCATATCGCAATTCTAAATATCCATCTGGCAAATTATATTCCTGTGTACCTGCAACAGTTGTAATAGATGTATCAACAGCTTCCATTTCACGAATACGCAAATCTCTGGCGTGGCGTGTTTCCGCTAAATCAATAAAGGTATCAAGTTGACTTGATAAATCATCACGATTTAAAAAACTTGCTATCTCTAGTTTTAATTCATTGTAGGTATCTAGTGCCATTTATACTTTCTTCGGATAAATTTTAAATTTTTCATTTTCTGGATCATTTAACCATTGAAAAAACTTTTTACGATCTCGTAACTGACCGCTCATTGTCATAATCCCTTTTTTTGCTAATTGCTGAACTGTAATTAATGGTAGTGATGCAATCTTATACATCTTTGCATCTTGCATTCCGTCAACTTTATATAGTCCTGCATTTCGCTCAATCTTATTACGCTCTAAAATGCGTGATACATCTTGTGTATTCTCCACATGATACTTGCCTTCGCTAGAATCAATGTGCATTCTTGTTTTGACAGGAGAAAATTCATTCCCTGTAAAATCAATTTTTTTCGTCATACATTCTTGATTGCTTTTGCAATCATTTTATCTACGGAGTCTTGCATCGCTAAACCTTGATCTCCATCTGGTCTATAACCAATCTTCATTTTACGATCACCACCAGAAGTTGTCTTACTTTGTTTCTTTCCACTACCTCGTGAAATATCCATATTGTTTTGACTTCTGTTGTGCATCTTTAAAGTTTTTGGCATAGAATATTTTTTAACACCTTCTTTAAAAACTTCTGACATTCTTGTTCCTCTGTTTATTAGTTAAGGAGGGGGAAAAACCCCCTCCGTATAAATTAATGTTAGCTGTTTAAGTTGAAAATACCATAGTTGGCATTTGGTGAACGACAAACTAGAGTCCATTCAGTTAATAGTAATCTTTTATCACTATCACCTGTTTTTGCTAGGTCTTGCGTTTCAAAAGGTCTTAGGAATGCAACTTCCCAAGTATCCATTTGTAAAATGTCCACTCTAGTATCCATAGCGTGTCTGTCTGGAATAAAACTGACTTCTCCGAAATCACTTACATACACATCAACAGCACCGATAACAGTCATGTCATCTGCGTTTTTGTATTGTGTTGCTACGCCAGAAAAAGCAGAAGCTAATACTTTATTTGATGGTGACATAAGAACTGTATCTGGTGTTCCACCTAGTTCGTATGCTTTTTTCAAACCTGCTTTAAGAAGTGTTTCTGTATAAGCACGATTTGTACCACCTGCAATTGCAGTAGCACCTGTACCTGCGGGACTTGCCGAAGGTGATCCGTTTGTAGAAAAGTTCAATGCGTTAGTACCGCCAGATCCTGTACCTGCGATTTTACCGCCATACCATGTTCCAACGGATGCTGATTTTCTAGCCGCAGAAGAAGAGCCTGTAACCTTAGCCTGCTCGACTCCTACCATTCCTACTTCCATATCTCTCTTAATGCTTTTTCCAATTTTAGCGAGAGCATATGCTAATTCATCACCTCTTCCTGCATTGTCAACCGATCTATCTGTACCAGATATGATAACTGCTTCTGCTGAAATTTGTGTTCTGTTGTTTAGACGATCTGTTGGAATTTGTGTTGTTCCTGCGTAATCGTCTCCTTCAACTTGATGGTTATTAGCCGCCGCTCTTAACCCATCTGTTTGCCACTCGTGAAGAGTGTTAGTTGCTGTACCTTTTGCGGCATTTGTCATAAAAGGTGTTTCTGTTGGACTTATGTTCAATAATGTTATCGTAATTTTTTTAATTATTACTTCTGCATATTGCTATGCAGTTCAGACTATATCATCTCTTTCGAGTTCGGTTTTCGTGGGAATATTATTCTTTCGTCAATTCCTAGTCGTTACACCTGCTATATCACTTTAATTATATAGATTGGCTCGGTATTGTCCGCTAGGGAGTTTCACCGAGTTTACCGAATTTTCTTTTACAGCTTTTTAAGACTGTAAAGCTACTATCACTTAATAGATTACGTCCGCTAGATCTTCTTTTATACCAATTGCATCGTAAGTATCAAAAGTTCCTGATGGCTGTGCCATATTTTAATCTCCGATTAATTATTAGATAACATGGCAGACAACACCTTCTGTGCGTCTTTCACACTACCTGATTTTTGTAATTTTTTCATACGATTATCAACACGCAACCTCTTATCGTCTGTAGAAATGCTATTCTTCGCATCTGACGATAACACTCGATTTGATGGTTTAACTTTTTTGTCAACAAGTCCTTTACGCTCTAGTGCTTTGTTATACCGATAAGCATTATATAATGTTATCACCGCTCGGTGATCGACAATCATATTTATCTCTTGATCTGTATACCCTTGACCATTCGCAAATCTTCTTAACTCCTCCATTATAACTGGTGCTTTTTTTTCATCACCAAATGCAGGAATTTTCTCAACAAGCTTTACTTGTTCTTGTTGAATAAAATTATTATAGACTTGTTCTTGCTCTTTCTTTTTCACTTCATTTAGTTTCTGTCTTTCAACAGCCACTTGATTTTGCAATTCTTTTTTCCGATCATATTCGGCTTTTTTAACTGCATAATCAGAAGGATCATCTTGAGCAAGTTGTACCCAATCAATGTCATCATCTGTTTGTAGATTGCTTTCTACGACTCTAAGTTTTTCTGCGTATTCTTCTCGCATTTTTTTTACTGCTTCTTTGTCTTTGGAAACTGTGTCATACTCCGTATCTAATGATCTTCGTTTTTCACTAAGTTCCATTGACTTTTTGGTATAGTTTTCTCCTTTAGAGTAACCAGACATCAAGTCCTCAAGACTGACTTTTTGATTTTGTCCATTTATTTTGACATCAAAAAGTTCCTCGTTCTTTTGATCGTTGGTTTCTTCGTTGATTACTAATTCGTCATCAGAAATATCTTCCGCAGTCAATTCATTGTCTATTACTAGGTTGTCTTGAGTTGCTTCTTTTACTTCTGGTTTTGGCTCTTCGCTCCTTGCAGTATTAATAAGGTTGGCGAAAGCCTGTTGTGTTTCCTGTATAGAATTGGTTGGTTTCGATACAGATTCCATTTCTGGATTGTCTGCCATAAAAACTCCTTAAATTTTTATTGTTTATTTAATTTATCCGTTTCCATAACGGACTTAATATTCCCTAAGAGTACGTTCAACATCTTGTTCATAAGATATATTTTTTCCCTACCTTCGGAATCTCGTGCAGGTGAATTTACAAACTCACCATATAAATCGTTTTGTATTTGTTTGCAGGCATCAACAAAAACTGGATTTTCTAAAATATTTTTTGCTAATTCTGATCGTTGTTTTTCTTGTTCTGGTGTCATTAAATTCCCGAACTTTCGTCATCATAATCATCGGCAGGATTAGTTATATTATTAAATGCATATGATGATTGATTTGAGGGTGTTGATTGATTTATTCCAAATTGTTCAAAAGGATTTACACTTGATGCTCCAGAATTAATTGCATTATCTATTACTTGTTGTTGTGTCATTGTATTTGCATAAGGATTACCACCTTGATTAACTATATCTTGTGCTTGGTTTTTTGCATCTATTTGATAATTAATTTCTTCTGGAGTAAATCCTAAATTAGAAGATTGTGCATTATTGATGATACCCATAGCTTGCGTAAGTCCTAACTGACCTTGTTGAGTATCTAAGTTGTAACCTCTTTTTGCCAATTCATTCATCATAAAATCTCTACGATTTTTTTCATTATTAAGACCGAGTAAACCCAATCCCATTGTTAAAGTGTTAGGAAATGGTTTTTTTAAAAAAAATTCTTCTCCTAGTTTACTTGGAAGAAAACCAAGATTACTATTTGCTAATCTTCCATCAGATAAATATGATAATAATTCAAAATCATCTGCATTTTTCATATCTTCGATAGACATATAAGGTCTTTCTTCTACTTCATCATTATCCCTATTATCATTTTGATCTGCGTAATTAGTCTCTGGATTAAATTGTTCTATTGGTTGACACACACCATCGATTAATTGGTATCCTTCTGGACAAGGATCATCAACAACAGGCGTTACAGGAGGATTTAATGGATAAAAATCCTGTCCTTCTTCTCGTAAATCATAAATAGGATTACGACTAGGAGGTGGTGCATAAGGTTTATCCAAATTATCATTAATAATTTGTTGTGCCTTTTTTGAATTCATAAATTGCATTAGTTCAATCCTTGCTGTACTATTTTTGTTGCTAGTTTTTCTTTTTCTAAATCTAAACTATCGTTATCTTTCACCACTTGTGTTGCTAATTTTTGTTCATCAAGATCTAATTTTTTTGCTTTTAAATTAGAGTCTATTTGTAATTTTTTATTTTGCAGCTCAAGATCCGCCATTGCCTTTTGTCTGCGTAATTCAATATCTTGTTGTGCTAGTTGCAGAGCAGGATCTGGTTTTTGTTCCTTTGGCTGTGGAGGTTGATTGTTAGGGTTATTAAAAAATGGTGATGCGTCTTTATAACCTGAGTTTTGTAAATATTGTTCAAGAGTATTGTATATATTTTGCGGCATCACCATATTCATTCCGCCTTGCATGATCATTTTTTCTTGCACAGCGAGAACTCGTTGTAAAATTTCTGTTCGTTGATCTACGTTACCTGTTCCTAAACCTACTTGCACACTTACATCATACCGATTTACCCATTGACGAGGATTCATTGGCACAAAATCATTATTAATTTTAATCATTCTTTCCGCATCTTGATACTCACAAACAATAGCTAACATTGTTTTAAAAATATCTTTCACTCCTTCGGCAAAGTTTCTTGCAATCAACTCAATACGTTGTGTTTGAGCCATCATCATTTGGTTAGTTGACGTTGCGGTTGTATGCGACTTGTTTATTGTATCTGGATTTAAACCCATTTGTTGCTTGGCAACACCTGTACGTTGTTCTTTTATTTCATCTATTTTATTTAGCATTGCCAGACCTTCATTAAGAAAGTTTGGTGTTTGCATTGGTGTTACAGCATTAGGACTTTTAACTCTTACTATTCCCCCTGCTCTACTTTGTAATAGATCATCTAAGTTTGCTTGATTTTCGACAACCAATGTTCTTGCGTGATTTTGGAAATACATATTATCAAGCGTATTTCTTAATATCGTAGAGGAAACTGCTTGAATATCGGCAATCAAATCATAAAAACTTAAACCAAAGAAACGATAAGGCATTGGTATTGCTCTCACCATTGTTAAAGGCATAAAAGGTATTTCTTCGTTCTCTAATAATTCATAATTATTATAACCATTACCTCCAACAGTAACTTTTCTAAGTTCTGCTATACCATCACCATCAAAATCAACTTTTAAGTAACATTCAGTTACATTTACGACCGCTTGTGAAGGATCTAATGTACTAACATTTAGATCTGTTGTTGCATCATCATAACTTCTTCTTGTGACAGCTTCGGTATTAAATACTTCTTCATCCGATACAGGCAGATTATTAACAATCTTTGCATCATAACCCATATCAATTAACTCTGATCTCGTTTTATAGACTCTATGAGCAATAAAATTACAATCTTTCATCGAAGTTGCTCTTTTGGAAACCAAAATATCTTCTGGTGGCACGCTTTCTACTTTAACTCTGCCTAAATCTTTTACTCGTCTTACTGTAACATTGTATTTGACAGGGAAAAGAGTGTCATCTGATGGAATTTCTTCAACATCATCAATCTCAACCTCTGTATCAAGGAGTAATATTTGGTATTCTTCTTCGGTTAAGTCTTTATAACTCTCTTTTCTCTGTTCTTGTGATGTACTCCAATAGATTTTACAAAAGCCATTCTTTTGCAACAAAGCAGTTTTAAATAAATCATATAAAATACTAAAACCATCGTTATCTTTGTTAAAAATATGATTACAATATTGCGAAATAGCTTCTGCAAATTGTGTATCTTCTGGCTCTGTAGGATCAAATCGTACCATGCGATCACTTTGAGTGAACATACGCATTAAACTTGGTAATACGGACTCTACTGTTTCTAATAATTCTTGTGTAACAACAGCACTTCTGCCTTCTTGTTCATTGCCATATGGCTCTCCTAAATAATATTTAAGTGCATTTCTTCTCTGCTCACTTAAATCAGAAGAATAATACCCCAAAGAGTTTTGTACCTCCTGTGATATTACCTGCAATAATTTACTTTTTGTTATTTTTGCCATTACATAATTCCTAAATTCGGATAATTTATTTCACTTCCCCAAGATGACGAAGTGTTTAATCCTACTGCAAGATACCTAAAAGCATCTGCACTATGACTCGTAAAGTCGTGTCTTGGTCTGTTTTTAACTTCCCCTTTGTCGGTTGTTTCCCATCGGTATTGTCGTAAACAATCTAATCCGTATTTTGTTTTTTCGTGGTCAAACCAACAGCGACTTAAAATCATTCGTACCGCATTTATGCCATCATCTATCGAGAGCTTCGGTACAATTGATGTTACTAATCCTAAACTCTGTGCTGTTTCTATTCTTGATACCCCTGTTCCAATCTCTCGGACATTGGCATCATGCGGAAAATAATGCGTATCATAAAGATAGCCTTTATCCTGCAACATTCCTGCGTAGTATTCTAAACCTTCTCCGCTTTCCTCTTCGTAATCTATTAAATGTATTGCCGATCCAACTTGTTGAACAAACCAAATAGCAGTTTTATCTGCCATGCCTAGATCCCAAAATGTAGAAACTTTGACATTTGTTTGATGAGGTACTTTTGTTATTCTATTCTGTTCTTCGGCTAACTCTAAGCTTTTAGAATAAATAGATCCTATCCCTGCACTATCAAACGAGCATTCAAATTCTGCTTCATAGATCTCTGGTGGCATCATACGTTTTGCTTCCGCCAGTTCTTCTTCTTCAACTATTCCTGTTTCACTAGCCTTAAATGATTTTGCAAGCCACGAGTCATTGTGTTGTGCATAATCAAACATATGCCAGAAGTTGTTTCTGCCAGTCGGTGTGCCGATACTAATCATCCATCCTTTTCTATCTGCTAGAGCCGGTCGAACAATCTCTGTCCATAAACGAGGTGGCATTTGTGCTACCTCATCTAGAACGCAACCATCCATATATAAACCACGCAAAGTGTCTGGTCGCTCACAGCCGAGAAGTTGGATACGACCACCATTCGGTAAATCGCATCGCAACTCTGTCTCGTTGTACTGCACATCTGGGAGGACAGAAGTGTACTGTTTTAAATAATCCCAACAGTTTCTCTTGGAGATAGAATACGTTGGAGAAATATAGTAGTATCGTGGGTTAGGTAACTCGTTCTGCAAACATTTTTTAATCATCTCATTGATGCAGAGTACAGTTTTACCAAACCTACGATGACAAACTAATACGTTAAATCTTTTTAGCGAGTTGTGTATTTCTTTTTGTAACTCTCTTGGCTTATAGGGTATTGTTATTTTCTTCACGATTTTTCATTTAAAAAGTCTTTCATGCGTGAAACATCTTTGCCTTTAACAACACCTTTACCAGAACTGTCGGTAAAGTTAGATTTCTTGTCTAACTCTTTTACTAAGTCCGTAAACGAAATTATCTTCGGTTTATTTTTATTTGGTTTTTTTGTTGTCATAAAATTCGTAAGTTAAATTGTGCCGAGTAGAAGTGAGTTCCCATAGCTATTGCCAAGACCTCGTGGGGTTGGTAAAATTATTGACCACCCCTTGTCATAGTTTTACACTACATTTACACGACATAGCAAATAATGGCTGTATTCTGCGATAATAATCGGTTTCAGTAACCGATTTGTATAAATTATTATAAAAAATATAAAAAATTCGTGAAGATCCGTATCAAAAAAGATCTTTTTGCGATCATCAGAAACAATTATCCTTATAACTCAACAAATACCACAGAGGTTTCATTACTTCTCCCTCTTCCCATTTATTCTTTTCTTAATAACGTATGTGTCCTTATCAATACCAATACGAAACCCATTCGACATTATCTTCACAACATCAATGAGTTCTTCTTCAATACTTTTAATGGATTGTTGGAGATCCTGCGATAACTCCTTCACCTTCAAACTGTTTAACAAACTCTTTAATCTCTCTCTCATTCTTAAACGAAGAGAAGTGTGCCAGTAGCTCTGGCTTCTTCGTTACTTGATTAACTACCATGTAGAACGTAACATAAGGACTAATGACTGTTGCAATCATTTCATCATCATCAAACATTACTTACTCCATTCAATTGAAAACTTCTCACCTTTAGCATTCGACATAGAGATCTGTTGTTTGTCTGTGCCAAATGTTTTTGGACTAAGCTTGCTTGCAAGAAACTGCTTGTGCTTAACGAGTATGTCCATCGCTTTGATGGAATTTAAATTAGCAGTCTTATCATTAGCTTTAACAACTAACTCTCGTATCTCTTCTTCTACTTGATCTAATGTATATAAGATACCATCAGACTTAGCTTGTTCATATTGTTCTCGTAGTTCTGGCTTTTCAAACATCCACTTACGAAATGTATTCCAACTGATGTCCTCTTCTTTAATCGCTCTTCTAATGCTTTGACCTTTAGCAAGAGCTTCTAATATTCTTTTAACCGCATTACGAGATGCGTTAAACTTAGGCGGTCTGCCTTTAACTTTGGTAATTTCATTCATACTATATGTTGCTGTTGAGAAGCTTCTAGGAGATACTATATGTTGGAAAGATAAACTTCTTCGAGTCTATGGAAGAATTACAATAAAATTGTCAAAGTTGTCAAACAAAAAAAAATAAATTGTTATTCATACTTTGGAGCAATCAATCTGTAGATTTTATCTTTGCGATGTAAATCTTTCATCAACTTAATTAATATTAATATTGTCATCATTAATTCATTATGTTTTAATTTAACCTTACGTCTATCAATGCCAATTAATCTTCCCATTTTAGACCATGAGAGACGTTTACCACGAAGCCAGATCAATTGCCTATCTTCTTCTCTTTTAATTAACTGTACTAACTCTAACGCTAATTCCCATCGTGAAATGCTACGAGCAGTTGGCGGTAAAGAATTGGGATTATCATCAACATAATTCATCCAATCAATTCTATTCATATCTAATTGCATGGTTAATTTTTGTTTACGATATGGTGCAGGAAGTCTTTGATCCGTTAAAAATGCATCATAAAACAATGTATCTAAATCTTCTGGTGTAATTATCCGCATAATTCCTTTGCATAGGAGATAGCTTTTTGTTTTGTTTCTTTATTGTCATAAACAAGTAACCAAGAATTATAGCGATCAATAGATAGTCGTGACCGCATTTGTTTCACTAACTTATTTTCCATATTCTCATGGTAAGTCAGTCCATTACTAATAACTGCTCTATAATTAGGATTACTTCTTTTTGCTATTTTAGAAATAGTATCCTTTATATTAATAGTTAAAGAGATAGGTTTAGTAGGAGGTGAAGGTTTGTTCGTAGTTGAGGTGTAAGGTTGTTCATAGTTTTGATAACCTTCTGGAGTTATTTTGTAATGATTTTTACCATTCTTGGAAAACTTTGTGATTAAGTTGTGACTATCTAATTTAGCGGTGGAGAGTTGTACTTGGCGTAATGATAAGCCAGTAAGCGTAACTAAACGTCTATTTGACGGATAAATCTTTTGTATTTTATCGTTGTAGTGGTCTAATAGTATTAAAGCGACTCTTATATCAGCTTTACTAAAAAGATCGTTTAACGTTATTTTTTTAAGAAGTTTCCACTTTTCAAGCATTCTATCTCCGCAGACTCATAACAATCATTTAAATAACCACCCCAAAAATGTTTAGTCTCGTGGCAAATTTTGACGTAGTGGTCTCCCCTGTTTTGTATAATTTTCTTCGCTAACTCCTGTGCGGTTATCTTTTTCGGTTTTGATAATTGTGTTGGTTTCAAAGTGTTCTCCTCTCTCACTTGGTATGATAAGGTTTCGGTAGATTATGCACCCTTCTGGAATATAAATTTCACTTCCAAATTCGTGAATATCTTGATCGGAGTCTTTGCTACAATACAGCACCCATTCTGTCGGATCGTTGGGATTACGCTCCATCCAACCAACATTTATGTTTATTGATGCTTTACTATCAAACTTAGACTTCCAAAGACCATCACCCTCTTGCGGATCTTTCCAAAGTACAAAATAGCAATTATTACTGTGTTTTTTGATTAATTGAGAATAATCCACATATATTTTCTACCATAAGTGAGTATTTTTAATAGTATGTAACTTTTATGTAGATAATATGCACAAGATATGTCTATTGTGTAAAAAACATTATTTTAATATGAGACTTGTTACTAAATATAAACCTATGCACAAATTAGCAGAAATTTTTAAAAGAGAAAAAATTAATGGTAAGTCGCAAAAAGATGCGGCAAAATATTTAGGTATAGACTACCGATCTGTAAGCAGGCATTTAAAACAAAAAAATATAGGTTTAGATGTTTTGTATAAGTATGCAGAATATTTAGAATGCAAAGTTGAAGATTTTATATCTGTTGAAGTTATAAGACAAATAAATGGTTATGTGCATGATAATAAAATCAATTTTTATAAAAATGATGAAGAAAGACCTGTTTTAAGCGGTTTTTTTACTGCCGCTTGGTGGTGGAACGATAAAAAAACAGTTATCATCATAGATAAAAACGATCCTAAAGGTGTTTACTATAATTTTTTAAATTTTTATTCTGCTTGGCATAATCCAACTAGAATTAAAGATCAATTAGTTGGATTATATAAACCAAAAAATCAAGATGAATGCAATGCAGGTTTTGTAATTAGAAAAACAGAGAAAAATTTTATTTGTAGAAGTTTTTATGATTCATATCCAAAAACACATGAATTATATCGAGTAGCAAGATTTATTAGTTCTTATAATCTAAACGATTTACCTCTTTCTCTTTCATAATCTTAAATATTACTAACAATTTATTCATAACTTATTTTATTATTCTACATTTACAGTAGATTTAATGCTTTTATAATAGCTTTAGTCATATTATCTACACGATATGTCCATAAATGACGTATCTAAGGAAATACCTACACATTTTTTAGAAAAAGGATTAGATCACTTTTCTCCTTCTCAAGGAACAATGCCAATAGATCAATGGGTTTTTAAATATTGGTATTCAAATCAAAAACAAAGAAGGCAATTTAAAACAAATTCTAAAATGAACTCTGGTGTATCTGTTGGTGATGCAGTTGATAACTACTTTACTAAAGGTGAAATAACAAAATCCTTAAAATTATATGTCCCCTACGATGAAAAAGATGCCGATCAATTAAAACAAGATAAGGAGTCTTATTTACCAACTTTAGAAAATACAATCAGAGCCTATGAAAAATTAGGTATTACACAAAACGGAAAAAACGTTTTTGAGCATTATGTTAATTTGCAACCAGAAGGCGTTGCAGTACCTATCATTGGCAGAACAGATTTACAAAACGATGAGATTGTAATTGAATTAAAAACTAAGTGGAGACGTAGAGGAGCATTAAAAAAAGATGGCACAAGAGGTTATAGTGCAATGAAACCTCCTACTACTCCAGACAGCAACCATTTAAAGCAAGCTTCCTTTTATCATTTGTGTACCAAACTGCCGACTTACATTGTGTACGCTACTGAAAAAGATGCAGAGATAATTGATATCAGAGATTACAATTATAAAAATGCATTTGATGAAATGGTGAGAAGCTTATTAATAAAATCACGCATAGCATCACAAAAAGATCCTCACTTATACGTTGACGTTGATTGGTCACATTTTGCTTGGGATATTGGTGATGAACATTTGAAAAGAGCAAAGGATTTATTTTATGGCAGTTGAAACAGAAGATAATAAACGATTGCGTGAAGCAACAACTGAATTATCTGGATTAGATAACAGTTTAAAAGTCAAAGTAATGGGTGGGAAAATGTATGCACCTGTCAAAGATCGTAATAGAATATTTCGTAAATGGTTTGGTACTGATGCAAGTTATATTTCTAAAGTCGAATACAAAGATCAAATTGTTTACAAGCAACAAGTAAAAAAAATAAAAGACGGAAAAGAAATAATTGTTACCGAAGAAAAATATTTTCCACCATCTGTTACTGCCACTACGGAAATATGGATTAAAAAAAATATGGTATCCATTGGTATTGCAGAGGAGTTTAGGAATTCTAGCCTAGTTAATAAAACAAGTGCTACGGAAAATGCTATGACAAGTAGTTTAGGAATAGCACTTGCAAGATTAGGATTAGAAGGCGGAGAGTTTGCATCCGCAGAAGAAATGCAAATCGCAAGTCATAACGGAAAAGCTGTTGATGGCTTAAATAATGTGCGTGATGATACTTCACAGAAGAATGACTCTTCAAAAGAATCGTTTTCTCCGAATAAAATACAAGATAGTTCTTCTGTGGAGATATCAATTAAACAAGCAAAGCACTTAGGACAATTACAGGCAGTCTTTACAAAAAATAAAGACATAATTGTAACAAGTAATGAATTGCAAAGTCTTTATCAAAAAAAAGAAGAGCAACTCAACACGAACAAACCAGTAGAAAAGGATGATGATTGGCTATGAGCGACAGCAACTATACATTGAAGGCAGGTAAAGGAAATATTATGCCTAATAAAAAAGAAGATGAAAAGCACGATTACTATGGATCATTTTGTTCTCCACGAGATATTAAAGCAGGGGAAGTTGTAAAGTTTCAAGGATATAAAAATGAAAGTCAAAACGGCAATAAATATATTGGCTTGCAAATCTTAGACAAAAGAGAGGAAGCTCTTTAATGTCTGGACATTACGAAGAAACTACTGATTTAATGGTTGAAGCTAGTGATCTTATTAGCGGTGACAGAAAATTAGACTACGGAGATTTTCTTCGTAATCACCAAGATATTGCAAAGGTGTGGAGTGTTGTTTTAGGCACTCCCATTTCTGCACATCAAGTTACTTTATGCATGGCAACAGTAAAAATTGTTCGTGCATCACAAAAGAAAAATTACAAAAGAGATAATTACGTTGATGCTATTGCGTATATTAGCATGACAAACGCACTCCAAAAAAAAGAAAATGGCGATCTATGAATACGGATTTAATAGAAAAAATTCTACGAGAAAAATATGGATGGGAAACCTATCCTTTAAAAATTGAAAGAGCAGAGGATAAGGAGGAAAATAATGACTCCTAAACAATCACAAGTTTTAAAATTTATAAATAATTTTTGGAGCAATAATAGTTATGCTCCTTCTTATGATGAAATACAAAAAGGACTAAAAATTAATTCGCAAACAAGCGTTGCTCAAATTTGTAATAGTTTAATAAGACGAGGATATATTGAAAAAATTAAGTATGCACATCGTAGTATAAAACCAACTGACGAAGGTAAATTACATCAATGATCCCTGACGAATTAAAAATTAAAATAATGGAAGGCAAAACATTTGACTCTAAAGATTTAGAAAATATTTATGAATTTGCAGCTCTAGATTTATTAACGTCTAGTGAACTACGCAACATAATATTAATGTTAATTAAAATGATAGGAGAAAAAAATGGCAAGTAAAAAATTAATGCAAGGATCTGGTATTGTAGTTGGTGGGAATTATTTCAGAAATAAAATATATGGTCATGGTGAAGAATCAAAACATGATCCAATATTCACAAAAAAGAAAAAAGTAAGAAAGAAAAGAAAAAAAAATAGATAATGGTACTAAAAACGGATCTTGAAAAAGAATTAGAAAAATTAAAAACGGAGAGAGACTTTGCCATTGAAAGATTGGAGAAATCTTACGAAACTAATTTTACGTTACGACAAGAAAATATAGATTTAAAAAAAAAGTTGCACATCTTTTCTAAAGAAAAAGATTAGTGTCACCACGATATACCTACTACCAAAAAGGATCACCATTTAACGAGTGGCATCGAACAATTGATGGCTTGGGAGCAGTTGACGTTGATCTAATGGAGGTTTGCAATAAAGGTAGTTGCTATGAGCCTTTGTTATTAATTGAACACGCTTACGATAAAGGTCAAACGTATAAAAATTGTACTGCAATAAAAAAATTAGCAAAACGATCTAACCTGCCTGCTATATTAATTTTTTATACTAATGAAATGAAAACTTTTAGGGTGAAGAAACTTGCACCTGTGGAAGAAGATATAAGAACTGTGCAAGCAGATACATTAATTAGATATTTTAAGAAATTACACAATTTACATCAATGTAATTGAATTTTTTGTCTTAAATTTGCGTCTGGAGAGGGTTTTAGTATAGGGGGTGAGTGATTACACCCCCCATAAAGATAAGTTAATTGTAGATTGCAGTTTGTAGCATTTTTACATCTTTCAATGCATTAGTATCTCCAAAAGTACCATAACCATTTTGTGTAACTGTATCATTGTGTCCAACACGCAATGCAATGGTTTTAGAGTCAACTCCTAGCTTCTGCCACTTAGAAATAATGTAACGTCTAAATATTTTTGTATCTACGATCTCGGCAGGTATACCAACTTTAGCACAAGTCTTTTGTAATAACTCTAATGTGCTTTCATACGATACAGTAAATAATTCACCAGACGTAATATTTTTAGCTTTCATATATTTAGTAAAAGCTTTCATTACCTTTGGAGCAATAGGTACAATTCTTGCACCTTCATCTGCATCTTCTTGACGAAGCTTGCCTGCTTTAGTCATTGAAACAACTCGTGTTCTATAATCACGAGATTTATTAATTGTTAAGGTATAATTATCCCAATCAAAATCCTCTACATTTAAAGCCGCAGACTCACCCCATCGCATCCCTGTTGGGTATTGCAACATCATTAAGAAAGCACTTTCTGTAACACCTGTTTCTGCATGGCTACGACCATGTTGATTTGAACGATGACCATATAAAAAATTATATTGTAATTCTTCAATAAGCGATAAAGCTTCTTTGTCTGTCATTGCTCTTTTTTGATTACGAGGTTTATACTTAGTAACCTTTTTAGCAAACTTATGATGTGGAGAGTCAAACCAATTTAACTCCTCTGCTTTTTCTAATAGATTATTTAAAATAGCACGAACTCTTTTAGCTTTAGATTTAGAATAATGATGTACTCTAAACATATCTTTAAGAAATTGGTCATACCATTCATGGGTAATATTTTTTAAAACAAATGTTTCACCTGCTTTATGATCACCATTACCAAGAATAGTAAATAAAGCTTTTTTATTATCCTTCAAACGATCAACCGAACTTTGCTCTATGCCTTCATTATCTAAAGGATCTGCTTGACGCATAGCAATTCTCGTTTCCCAGTCATCCTCTAATTTGCGGTAAACATGATTAATAGTCAAACCGCTTTTAACAGTAGAAGCAGTTTGTTTCTGGTTAGGTAGATTAATTAAAAATTCATTAGCTTTATCAATCGCTACATTTTTTCTAGTGTGATAAAACTTTTTTTCTTTAGCTCTTCCGTTAGGGTGAAACTCACCTGTGTTAATTACAACACAATACTTCTTTTCACCTCGAACATTTACTCTATGTGTTTTCATATATACTCCTAAGAAAACGAAATAAATTAATTTTTATTCCAAGTATTATGACGGAATTTATATCAGTTTGTCGTGTAAATGTCGTGTAAAAATTGCATATTTATTGCTTTTAGTTACTATGTAGAAACCATGTTTTTGGCGGTATTCCTTGATTTTTTGTTTTCCACACTATGTGGAAATCGGTCTTGAAAACCGATTTTATCCCTTGAATACCAATAAAAACAACCCTGTCGTGTAAGTGTCGTGTAAATTCAGCGATTGTCGTGTGAAATATTTTTTTGGAAAATTTTTTTTTGATGGCGGAGAGTGAGAGATTCGAACTCTCGATAGACTTGCATCTATGCCAGTTTTCAAGACTGGTGCATTCAACCGCTCTGCCAACTCTCCTTAATACAGGAAAGCTACTATATGAAATTATAAATTAATTAAAGTATTTTCAATGCAGGAGAATTGTATTGCTACGAGACGTTGTTTCATAGGTTGGTCTATAGCTAAAACTAACTTATCAATTGCTGTATTACACTCCTCAAAACTATCATAAACTCCTCGTACATCTGCGTTGGCTAGGCAAAAATGTTGTGTAGGATTGATGTGCAAGAAGCATAAAACAGCAATCATTTTAAACATTATTTCTTCTTTTTAGACTTCTTCTTTTTCTTCGGATCTTCTTTTTTCTTCTTTGGTGGTCTGCCTTTTTTTGATCCGTAAGTTCCCATTCCTGATGGCATAATTATCCTTTCATTTTCTTTGATATATACATATTCTTAACAAGACTTGTTTTCTTGCCAAACTTTTTGTCTGCCGATTTCTTTGCAGAACTGTATCCTTTTTTACCTTTTAGTTTCTTTTTTTTACCTAGCTTCTTTGGTCTAGGTTTCTCCCAAACAGGTTTACTCATATCCAATCATCCTCTTGCTTTTTTAAATTCATTGTATTGTGCTTACATCCCCAACACATCCAATCACCATTAATACAAAGAATAAGATCAACAGGATCACAATCCTTGCACATTCTCTTCTTCTTTTTAATAGCCATAAGTTGCTGTGGAGGTGAAAGATCTTTTGGTTTTTCTATTCCAAACAAATCAAAATACTTGTCAGCTCGTTGTTTTCTTTTTATTTCGCTTGGAGATAGCCTTTGATTTTTTTCTGGCATCTGCTTTTGAACTTGCTCCCCATTTTCTAAGTGATAATAATAGGCGTGTTGGTTTTCCGTTTTTGTATTCTGCACCACTCATGTTTCCCATTCTTGCTAGGAAACTTGCTCGTCTTGGATTGTCACCAGACTTAACAGGCGGTTTAAGATTTAAACCTTCTTTCTTTTTAAAGTAATCTCTGCCTGCTTTAGTTAGTCCGCCAGTCTTACTTTTATGTTCTTTTCTCATTTACTTTTATTAGCTAGCTTTTCTACTGTGCGGAGACTGGACAAACCGAGCATTGCAAGGGTAAGTTCTAGCATGATGTCAGTTGGAATATTAATTTTGTCTGTGTCTGGTAAGAAAAATTCTAGTGTGGGTGCTATCAAAAAAGAGTAAGCAAAACCAAGACCACATACCCAAAGCAAAAATGGTCTAGCACCTGCAACAAACATTGATCTATGAGACGCCTGTACCTTACTTATTTCTGCTTGGATCATTGCAGGCTTTTGAGCCAATCTCTCTTTTACAATCTCTAAATTTAATTCTTCTTCTTTACTTGTAAACAAAGAGTCGAGGACAGATCCAACAGCTTCAACAGGCTCTTTTATCCCTCCACCAAGTCCTAAAAGTTTTGTTATCATAAAATTTTACCTTTCAATTTTTCGCAGAAAATCCTGTGGACAAAAAAAATCACCCTAAGTAAACTGCGGTGTTGCGAGCAACAAAAACAAACACAAAAAAAACTAATTTCATCTTTTTTTGCAATGATGTCGCATATTATTCTGCGATAAAAAAAAATATTTCGCAGATTTTGATTCCCAAAAATTTTGGTCGTAAGAAATTTTTTTCAAAAAATGTTAAAATGGTTTTGTATTAAAAATGACTTCATAAGTCATAAGTAGATACTGCTCTTTAAAAAGTGAATATGATAATCGTTTTCTCTACAAGGGATTATTCTCGGAAGGAGAAACTTATGAATAATTGGTTTGCTGTCGATAAGGCAGGATTACAAAAAATTCAAAACGAAAAAAATAAATTCTTTATCATTAAAGAACTTGTATCTAATTCATTCGATGAACAGATTACAAAGTGCGAGGTGACTGTAAGAAAAAGTCCAAAGCAACCTAACTATATTGAGATAGATGTTTATGATGATAGCAAAGAAGGTTTTAAGGATCTTAATGACTCTTATACTTTATTTGCTAGCAGTTATAAAAAAGGTAACTTTGAACAAAGAGGAAGATTTAACATAGGAGAAAAATTTGCTCTCTCTATGTTTAAGTCTGCTTCCATCACCTCAACTAAAGGTAGGGTAATATTTAAACCAGACGGAACTCGAACTAAGACAGGAACAAAAATTCCTGTTGGTACGATGTTTTCTGGTACGATAAAAATGACTCAAACAGAAATGTTAGAGTTAGTTCATCAAGGTAAAAATATTATTCCACCAAAAGGTGTTAAGTTTATTATGTCTCATCAAGATATTAATAGACCAACAGCTCTTAAATCTTTTATCGAAGAACTGCCAAGTATTACTGTTGATGAAAATGGAAATCTAGTGCGAACAAAAAGAAAAACTAAAATCGAATTGTTTTCATTAGATACTAATTACATCTATGAACTTGGAATACCTGTTGTTGAAACAGATATAGGTTTTTCAATTAATGTTAATCAAAAGATACCATTAAATAAAGATAGAGATAATGTTAGTCCAAGCTATCTCAAAAAACTAAAAACATATGTTCTTAATCATACAGCAAGTGAACTGGATGAAGAAGAGTCAAAGGCATCTTGGGTTTCAGAAGCTTTGGAAGAAGCGAAACCAGAAGCAGTAAAGGTTGTAATCGACAATCGATATGGTGATGATGCAGTTGTTTTTGATGTTAATGATTTAGAAGCTAATAAAAAAGCATTCGCAGATGATATAAATGTTATCACAGGCGGATCTTTTAATAGTGCTACTTGGAACAACATTAAAAAAACTCGTGATGAATTTGAAGATTTTGCTAGACCATCTGGATCTATAGGCAAATATGCATCTCCAAATATGGAAGGTAATATTCCTGCTCCAATTTTAGATAAATCTAAAATCACGAAAGAAATGAAAGAAGTTATTTCTTTAGCAAAAAGATTGCACATAAAACTTTTCAATCAAAATCTAAATGTTCAGATCTTTGACTGTAAAGGTTTAGGTGGTACTTCTTTCTTAGCAACTTATACCGCAGGTAACTCTGGTGCAGATTTAGATTTTTATTACAAAACATTAGGTAAAAAATGGTTTGATATAAAAACAAATAAATTAGCAATCATAGAATTACTTATTCACGAGTTTGGTCATTATTACTCTGGCGATCATTTAAGCCAAAAGTATTATGACGGACTTTGTAAAATAGGTGCTAAGTTGTACTGCAATAAATAAAACAGGGGGGAGTATCCCCCTGCTATTCTTATAAAAGAACTATTAACTAATAAGGGTTAATTTTAATTAAATCAATCCCTTGTAGAAAAAGCGATTATCTTAGCTAATTAAATTATTAACTAATACAAAAATTAAAATAATGGCTACACCAGATAAAAATATTTTAACTGTTCTTTTTAAGCCACTCCAAAATTCTATAATTTTACTCATTGTTTTTTCCTCTCATAACATCCGCTAGATGTTCTAATCGATGCGGAGTTTGTTTATGAAGCTTAGAGTCTAAAAGCTCGTTTGCACATAAATCCCAATTTTGATCTTTTGCGTGTTGCAAAGTCTTACGGAACTTTGATAGTCCATTGACTCCAATTTGATATGCTAGTTCAACAAATATACCAAACTTTTCATCTGGCAAATTCATATCTTGGCATATTCGAGTTGCACCCTCGAATGCAATATTAAAGTCTGCATCAAATACTTTTCTCCAACCTTCCTCTGTTGTTGGAATTTCTTCGTCTGGTAAAATGCGATGTCCATAGCCACCTGTGGCAAAAGACTCTGTTACATTACCATAACTTAAATGATAAGGTTTAAGTCGAAACCCTTCGTGATTCATTATTCTTTTTTTTAATCTATCGATGAAATCTAAATTTGTTATTGCCATAATGATATAATATTTTTACGCCTAGTTTTTTTTGTTCTGCATTAAGTTTTCTATTAATGCGTTGACCTTTTTGTCTCCCTGTTAATCGCAAGGAAACAGTCTTAACATCTATTAAAATAATTTCTGCTGTGAGAGGATCAATGGCAATAATATCTATGGGTGAGGTAACACTACCTCGCATAAATATATAATAACCTTTTTCGGTTAAGTATTGCATTGCACCAAATTCAGAAGCAGATCCCTTCTGGTGCTTTTTATTCAAATCAATAAATTTCTTATTAATAAAATTAAATTAGTAAATACAGCGAAGCCAACACTCCAAATAATCATTTGAATATTTTTCATAGATTTTTCTATGTGATAAAGATGATTTTCTTTAATGACCGATATATCTTTTTTTATTAATGCGATCTCTTTATCTAATTTATTAATCATATCTTTATTTGTACTTGGGTTAATCTTAGCCATTTCTACCTCATTTCATTTTAGATAAAGGATTATCTAATGCTCTTTTAATATTCTTATCTGTTTTCTCTTCTAACGATTGCATATCGTCTTTAATTTCATCAATTGCTTCTTTCAAATCTTTTGCATTGTCTCTGCTATCTTCTTTAACTTGTTGCTCTACATCATTAACAATTTTTTCAATGCGTCTTACATCTTGTCTAAGATCATTTTTTAATTCGTTAGCTACATCAGAAACAAGCTGTACTTCTTGAATAATCATACTCATTTCTTGCGTAATCATTTCTGTTTCTTGTTGAATTAAATCTAATCGTTTATCAAAACCACTAAGGTCTGGTGCTGTGTAGTTTTGTATTTGATCTTTCATGTCTAGGTAATCTTTGTAAAATTCAAAGCCACCCCATAGACCACCACCAAGAGTAGTTAAGGCTGTGAGAATAACAAATATTTTTCCACCACGAAACTTAGCACCTGCAAATTCTAATTCTGCCATTGCTAATCCAAATCCGTCTGCCATTGGCTATCTATCATGTCGTTCATCAATCCTTCGCTTCCTGCAAATAAAAAATAACTTGCAATGTTATTCTCCATCAATTCATCGCTAGGCAAAGTGGCGTTGGAGAAAAAACCCTGTCGTTCATTTAATTGTTTTTGTCCGTCAAAGAAATTTTTCGTGTTACCTAAAACCTGCATTCTGCAACCTCTTCTACATCCTCTGTTGTTTCCTCAACAGGAGCTTCCACTACCTCTTCTACTTCTTCAACAGGCTCTTCAACAGTTTCTATTTCATCAACTGTTTCTTCAACCTCATTAATTTCTATTTCTGTTTCGATCTCTGCTTCTATTTCTAGTTCGGCAATCTCAATCTCTGCTATTTCTATTTCTTCTATTTCTAATTCTACAGTTTCATATGTTGGCTCTTCTGTTCCAATTGGCTCTAAAACAAAACCATCATTTGTGTCTACAACATCATTAGACTCAAAAACATCTTCAACAACATCAATAATATCTTCTGGTGCATCAATATTTAACGCAATAAACATTTCAACAGAGGTGATTGACTGTGTTACTATTGTGCTAATCACATTATACAATACATCAATAGATACATCGTCAAATAAAACTCCGACTGATACCCCAATATCTCTACCGCCTACTTCAACAATTATTGTTGTTAAGTTACCACCAAAATCAAAACTGTTTTCATAAATCTGAAAACCACTACTTGTGCCACTTGCACTTAAAACATCTGTGCCAGAAAAAACTTCGGTATTTCCATCACGACCTGTAATATGCATATACACCGAGTCTTGAGCGTCTTGTTTATCAACATGAATAGAGTATTTAGCTTCTCCACCATATTTAATATTTAACTCTGAAATATCGACTGTTTGTATAAAGGTTGTTCCCATGTTTGGAACTCCCATTGCTGACTCTCTACTGCGTGCATCTGTTATTTCTGCACAAGTATCAGTACCTAATTGATTACAATAAGAGCCAGATCGCATAGATGCAGATCCTTCCCCACCCCAATCATAATTCATATTAGAATCTTTGCTAGGAGAGACGTAACCATTGTTGCTGTCTAAAATATTAGCAGAACTTTCATTCGTTACAGTCGTTGTAGTTGTTGTTGTTTCCGTTACAGTTGTTGTTGTTATACCACCATTTTCAAACTCAATAGTTTCCGTAATAACTTCATCAATTATTTCTTCTATTGTTGGCGTACATAAACCGATTGTATCGGCAGAACAATCAACAGCTTTGCTAGAATAAGATAGGGAGACCGATATACATAGCCATAGCCATAAATAAAAATTTCTCCAGATCATCATTGTTTTCTCTAATTGTTACTGTTTGTTGTATTTGTTCTTCTTGAAGTCTTGCTTTAACTAAACTTCCCTCTGGCATTAAATGAACATTGTCTAACCATACGTCTCTTGCATCGTTACCAATTTTTGACTCACCATTTATATTGACTGGTGCATATGTGCCAGAATGCCAAAGAGCATCAAACACTCTA